CCCAGCCAGCACAAACACCGGATGAAGTAGCAGCTCCGGCATGGACAGCAGCGCCGACAACAGCCCCACCAAAAGATGATATCCCGTTTTGATTTTAAGAGATTATCAGTCGATCTTTGTCGCTGATGCCCTGAGAGCACTCCAAGAGAGAAATAACACTCTTGGAGTGAGTCCTACGGGTTCTGGCAAGACCATCATCCTATCCTCTGTTATTGATGAGATGCTTATCGGCATGGATAGAGCCGTAGTTGTCCAGCACAGAGACGAATTAATAAGACAAAATACAGCTACTTTTCAGAAAGTGACTGACCGCCCTATCTCCATTTATAATGGACAAGTGAAATCATGGGACGGTCAAGTCACTTTTGCGTCTATTCAGACACTATCAAGACCTGAACATTTGAAAAAAATGAAACCAGTTTCATTACTGGTTTACGATGAAGCCCACCACAGTAAAGCGAAGTCATATTTAGCATTAACCGAACGTGCTAAAGAACTAAATCCGGACGTTAAAATCTTCGGTGTTACTGCCACACCGGAAAGAGGAGATAAAAAGGGCTTAAAGCCCACGTTCGACAATGTTTGTGCCATACTTCAGCTTGAGGACATGGTACGCAAGGGACACATTGTAAAGCCGGAAGGCAGGGTTATAAACTTAGGTATTCAGACTGAGTTAAAAGCAGCACAAAAGAATATTAAATCCGATTTTGCAGATCAAACGCAGATTGAAGCGATTATGAACACACAAGCAACAAACAATGCCATTGTGAAGCATTGGAAGGAGCACGCAGGGGATAGGCAGACAGTTTTCTTTTGTGCGTCAATTAAGCATTCTGAAGATGTGGCGGCATGTTTTCAGGAATCCGGTATTGAAGCAATGGCTATTCATTCAAAATTGAATAAAAATTCACGTGCTGATGCTCTGGCAGATTTTGAATCCGGTAAAATTCAAGTGCTGACAAATCCGATGATTTTAACCGAAGGCTATGACAGTCCTGTCTGTTCTTGTGTCGGGTTACTCCGTTCGTGCTCCCACAGGTCAACAATGATCCAAATGTGCGGAAGGGGGCTTCGTAAAAATCCGAACGCAGTCAAGGACGATTGTATTATTCTTGACTATGGTCTTAGTCTGCTCACACATGGCAATCTTGAAACAAATATCTTATTAGATGACAAGAAAAAGGGCAAATCTCCAATGAAACTTTGCCCTCAATGCGAAACTTCCGTTCCGGCATCCTGTAAGTACTGCCCTATTTGTGGATATCTGTTTGAGGAAGATGGCGAAGGTTCAGAAAAGATTGAAATTGAAGATTTTGTTCTTACACCATTTCAATTAATCGGGAAGTCTCCTTTTAAGTGGATCTCTTTGTTCCCTGGTGACGCTGTTCAAATGGCTTGTGGTTTTGATGCCTGGTCGTTGGTTTGCACTCCAGATCAGAAAAAAACATGGTTTGCTATTGGTGGCAGGAAGGACAATAAGCAAGTCACCCGTTTATCAATATCATCTGATGAAGCCGCAGCAATCACCACAGCTGATGATTTCTTGAGAGAGCACGAAACTAACGATTCAGCAAAGAAAGTCTCAAAGTGGATGCACCAGCCTGCGACCCAGACACAGGACAAATGGCTGAAAAAATTTGGGTATGAGATTCAACCAGTATTCGGTTCTGGAAAGTCTAAGATAGAGGCTGTCGCGGCGCTTGAGTTCGCCTTTAATAGAAAAAAAATAGAAGGATTACTTAATGTTTAATTTCCCAATATTAGCAGAGCATCTAACTAAAAATAAATTAGGCAACAAGGCATTTTTCAATCTAACAGAAGCAGAAATAAACGATGTTTGTCATGCTGTAATAGCATCCATCAATGACAATGCCGGATATACTGTTCCTTATATAAAGGATGATGTTTTGGTCTTGCCGGTCAATATTCATCCTCAGTTCAAATATTGGGAGAACGGTCAGAGCTTATTAAAAACATTGCAGGGCATGGATGCCAATGCTGAAATAATAGAAAAATATTGCCCTGCACAAGACAGGGAAGGATTAAAAAGATGAATTTAGATTTTAATAGCAAATCTCCATTATCCAAAGCCATGAACGGTGTGATTGATGAATCACTGGAGAAACAAAATAAAAAGCAAACTCCCCGAACATATTTAGGCGGCTCCCGGTTAGGTGTTGAATGTGAACGGGCATTGCAATTTGAATATTTTAACACTCCCAAAGATGAAGGGAAAGACTTCCCTGGCCGGGTATTGAGGATCTTCAGGCGAGGCCACTGGGCAGAAGATTATTTAATTGAATGTATTAATGACGCTGGTTTTGATTTACGGACTGAAAAACCAAATAGCAAAGAGCAATACGGGTTCTCTGTCATGCAGGACAAAATCCAAGGGCATTGTGACGGGGTATTCCTGGACGGGAAAGGCATTTTTGAAACACCTGCTCTATGGGAGTGTAAGTGCATCCAAGAGAAGGATTTTAATATCCTGAAGCGTGAAGGTGTCCAGAAAAAATATCCAGTATATTATGGGCAGATGCAAGTTTATCAAGCCTATCTGCAATTGACTGAGCATCCTGCTATCTTTACGGCTATATCGGCAAATACAATGAGTATTTATTGGGAATTAGTGCCGTTTAATCCACAGGCAGCACAAGAGTTAAGCGACAAAGGCGTGAAAATTATTCAGGCGTGTGAAAACGGGGAGTTATTGCCTAAGATGAGCAATGACCCGGCTTCTTATAAATGCAAATGGTGTTCATGGTGCGATAGATGCCATAATTTATAGGAGGGCGTAAACATGGACTTAAACTTCAATACTGCCGCCATACAACGAGAACCGGCAGAACGTCCACCAGTGTTAGACAAAGATCCTCTTGATGCGTTCAAGCATGAAATGATGATGCATGGATATCAACCAGATAATATCAGTTCTGATGGGTCTATCCATCGGTTTCAGCATGGCGGAGGGAAGAATAAGGACGGGTTTTATGCTTTGCATATCCATAACAGCACGTGGGCTTACGGATTTTATGGTTCATGGAAAACAGGAGTAAAAATTAAATGGAATAACACCTCAGATTTTGCAACTGATTCAATTGACTGGGAAGAGTACAGACGGGTAGCTCAAGAAATAATGGAGAAGGCTGAAATTGAAAAAGAATCCGCATACTCAGACGGAAAGAGAACAGCACAAGCACTATGGGAAAAAAGTCCACCAGCAACAGAGCATCCGTATCTAAAAAAAAAAGAAATCCATGCATATGATTTGAGACTTGCGAATGGTGATTTATTAGTTCCGTATCGTGACATTGACGGAGAAATAAATACTTTACAAAAGATATCTGCGGACGGTGCTAAAAAGTACCATTGGCAAGGGAAGAAAGATGGCTGTTTTCATACGATTCCTGGGGATGGTAATAAAGTATATATTTGTGAAGGATATGCCACGGGAGCGAGTATCGCACACGCTACAGGAGCAACAACAATCATTGCAGGGGATACACAAGGGTTAAAGTCAGTAACACCGTTGATAATGCAAAAACATTCAGATAAAGAAATTGTTATATGTGCAGACCATGACCAATGGACAGTCGGGAACCCGGGTATGCATACAGCAACGGCAATTTGTCGTGAGTACCCAACTGTTACAATGATATTGCCGCAGTTTGAAGAAATTCATTTTCCGGCAAAACCAACAGACTTTAATGATTTAGCTTGTTTAGCCGGTATCTCTACAGTTCGGGCACAGATACTTGAGCACCAAGACCTTATTGCTCCTTTTTTCCCACCAGCATCAGACGAAACAACAATACTATTAAATAGAATTATTACCAGGCCACCACCAAGGGAATTTATACTAAATATATATGGTAAAGGACTACTTCCAAAGGGTATTGTTGGTGTTATCACAGCTACTGGCGGAGTGGGTAAATCCTTTTTTATGATGGGGCTTGCCAACTGCATAGCCGGCGGTAGTCCGATGGGACCAATAACTACTGTAAGGCCGGCCAAGGTGCTGATGATAGCAGGTGAAGATGATGAGGATGAAATTATAAGGCGTTTATGGGACATAGCTGACGGCGGTAATTTTCCGCCTAATCTTCATGCCATGTCAGTATTTGGTGAAGTAGGACCGTTAATGAAACTGGATGCAGGCAATAATCCGGTTAGAGGTGAGGGATTCGATTGGCTGGAGAAAACAATCCAGCAGCATGAAGGGCTGGAAGTATTGATATTAGACCCGAAATCAAGATTTTATGGACTTAACGAAAATGATTCTGACCATAGTACACAATGGATGCAATCGCTTGAATATCTTGCTAAAAAATACGATCTAACTATCTTTTTTTCTCACCATACATCCAAGCAAAATGCCCGCGGAATCAGTCAAGAAATGGGGCGTGGATCTTCTGCCATTGTGGATGCCTGCCGGTGGCAAGCGGGTATGGTTCGGATGCCAAAAGAGGACGGAGA